AACTCCGTATGCTATAGACCAATCAGGAGCACAAGTCAGTCAAGCTATTTCAATAGGAAGTGGTGTTCCTGAATTTGTGAAAGGTATATATTATCCAGTTGAAAATAAAATAATTATAAGTTGGGTCACGGATAAAGTACATGTTTCTAATAATCCTTTAGCGAATACAAGCGTTGAATGGGATATATCAAAAGTTCGCGTGGATGATATATCTGATATGGATACAATTGGAGGTATTTCTGGAGAGAAAATTTATAAAAAAACCTATGAAATAACAAATGATTTCCTTATACCTAATTATAATTATAAATTTAGTGTTCGAACCCATTACTATCCTAACAATCGAAGAACGACACTCCTGAGCCAATGGTCAAAACCTTTAACATTTAGAATAGAAGCACCTATCCCTGAAAATATAAAAATTAACTATGTTAATGAACAAATAATGTTAAGTTGGGAACCTACCTCGTTATATAACCAAAGTGTTACGTATTCTTTGGAGTATGAATATAATTCTATAGTAAAAAATATAGATTCGATAAATGCAAATAATATAGAAATAAAAGGAAGAAGCTTACCGGGCGGAGTGGATGTTAATTTCAGGATTAAAGCAAATTATATAAATTATTCTAGTGATTATTCAGATGTAATATCATTGAAAATACAAAGGCACAAACCAATTAATATAAATATTAAAAGTTACGATAATCTTAATCATGAAACAAAAAAAAATGTTACATCTAATAAAATAAGTTGGGAAGCGTGTCCGGGAGCTATAGATTATTCATTAAAAAGATATGATATATATTTTGGTAATCTATCTCCTACGGAACCTAGTGTAACAGTATCAAATATAATTACAAATAGTTATATAGATACAAATGAACCATTAGGTAGAATCCCTCATGTGCCAAGAAGATATATATATAAAATTACAGCAAATTATTAAATAAAATTTTCCATAATAATAAAATTAATAACTATAAATTTTATCGTTATTAATATTATATGTCGATACCTAGTGATGAATCAGAAGCAATTGTTGATATAGGTTGGCCTAGTCCTCAAAATTTTACAATAACAAAAGATAATAATAATGTTCAGATGATAGTAACATTGGACTGGGATAGTATTACTATAAATCAGTCTCCTTTTTCTACAGATTTAAGTGAATATGGGTTTAATACGGTTTATTATAGGGTCATGATAAATGGAAAAACTTATTTAACAAGTGAATCTCATATTACAATATCTTTATCATTAGGTGGAAAAAGTTGTATGAAGGTAAAAGCGATATACGATATAGGATACGATAGTCCTTATTATATACAGAGTGATTGGACAGAAGAAATTTGTATTCAAAATCCTGTAGATTTATATTGTAAAAAACGATGTAATAGTACTAGTGTAGCAAAAACTCAAAATAATATTTCTAGAAAACAAAGATACGCTTTAGCAATAAAGACTGCTAGAGGAGCTTCTAATTTTATATGTTAAATATATTTTCATTTGGTAAATTATTTCATATAATGAATTATTTCGAATATTATAATTTATATTGAATTATAATATATTTTTATAAATTATATATGACAGAGTTTACAAATATAAATGGTTTTTCATTATATGGAGAAACGCAATTAGAACAAACAATAAATAATACAAGTATTCCGTGGTTACGAATAAAAAAAGAACCCAATAAATTACCAGTAGCTTATTTAACATCAAGAGTTTTTTATTGGAAACAAGAAAATAAATCAGGAGACAAATATATATTTTATTCTCATGTAGAACAACAATATAAAGCAACTAGTAATAGTGCATCTGAAACTAAACAATCAAAAACATATTTAAATGGTAGAATGTCAGGATTTCCTCTAATACGCCCCGTGTTAGATGTTGATAATGATAATTGGATATTATCACAATCAATAAACACCTCAGGAAACGAAATCTTTGAAACAGATTTTGAATATACACAACTAACATGGGTTACTATGAATACTCGTAGTATAACAATACCTACGACGTCTTTAAGTAGTACCATAAAGATCCCCAAAGTGACTACAATAACAGGCGAGGGAGGTACATTACGAAATTTACGTAGTATAGACACTGCTTTAGATTATTATAAGGAAAAGGGTTTTTGTTTTCCGCCTCCTATACAAGAGTTGAATGAAGCAGACAGAAATATTATTGTAATAGATTTACAAAATATAAAACCGCTTAATCCATCAATAAACGGGGATGATAGTTGGAATAAATACCCCTTAAAATATCTAATTTTAAGAATTACAAAGTGGGAAGAGGAATCAATAGAAACAGATGATTCAAAAGCATTTTCCTCTGGTGGAAAAGTAGCAACAGGAACTAATGTTAAACTAATAAAATGTAACTACACGTATACGTGCGATATTATAAATCCATATGATATATATACATTACAAGACAATGAACTATCTATAAATCAAGAGCAAAGTTTTTGTGATATGAATTTAAATTTCTTTTTGATAAATAAGGATCCTGGTAATTTTCAGGGAAATAGTGTATATAAGACCCCGTGGTGGGTAAGAAAGTGGTATGATAATAATGATGGGTCAATTATAGGAGGTGACGATCCGGATTTCCTTAAAGGTAATTTTGATATTAGTGTATCTATAAATCCTAAATACGAAGAACCAGCATCTATAAATACCTATCAATCATATGAGGGAAAAATTGCGTTATGTTTATGGAATGCGCCAAACAACAATTATATTAATATTACAGGAGGAGATTCAAATTCTGGTTCTACAAACTATCCTAGAGATGGAGGATATTCGGATTGGACAAATACTGATCAATTTCAATTATCTAGTTATCCAGATGTAGTAACGAATGTCAATTATTTAACAGGTGAAGTAATAAACAATACTAATGGATGGATAAATACTATTACATTAAAAAAAGAAGATGTCGATAATACGTTCACAGATACTCTGCCACAATATAATATGACTAACCCGTTATGGTATAGTTTAGATTCTCCTAGACATACAGTTGTTCATATGATAGGTCAAAACGCACAGGTGTTGGTTTACAAATATAAATGGGCTGTTAATTATACGAAAAAACCTGAAAAAACAGACGGGTCTTTTGGATATGACGAGAATAGTGAAGGTGATTATACAAGCAGTTCTGGATATACACGAGATAAAAAAACGATAGACATGGGAAGAAAAACTTATTTACCGTATTATTGTCAAAAAGATCCACTTGGAAATATAATTAATTCATATACGATTACAACGGATGATGGTATGAATATAACCGAATCGTCTGTTATAGAACAATATGCGGATGGAGGAAGTAGTTTATCAAAATGGTTTAGTGGAGAAGAATTAACAGGATGGGAAAATTCTCATCTAGTGCCCGTTCAATTCAAATTACTTATACCTCCTATGAATAATACAGGATCATCAAACATGAAATTAACGTATACATTTGGAAAAAATATCGATTCGGTCACAACATTTTATAGAAATAGTGATTTATCGGGTGTTTATGATCCAATAGGAGATACAAATAGATATGCTGTAAGAGATTCAGAAAGTATAACATTGACATGGAATACTAATATGGTAGATTATAAAACGTTTAAATTATTAGATGTATCATCTGGTTCCAAAAAGCACAATGTTAATATGGTTGTAACTGATGACGATAAATTAAAAAATTATTTTACAAATTTATCAGGCACTGAAAATGTAGATTATGATTTATCTACAAATGTAGTTCAAATATATTTAGTTTCAAATGATTATACATTAGATATGAATGATCCTGATTTTAAAAAAACAGATGCTTTAAAAAAATTATTAATATTATCTACTACAGATTCTCAATATTATACTATTAAAATGTCTCCTGAGAATTTCATACCATATAGATATTATAATGGCGAAATAGAGACGAACATTTTTATAGACAGTGCGGGTAATAATTCATATAATCCATTAGATGTGTCATCTCCTCAAACATTTTATTTCAATCCTTCAAAATATACAACAATTCAAGACAATAATGGATATATAAATGGAAATAATACAGATGCTGAAATTATTTTACCTACCACTCAAAATTTATTTGATTCTAATAGTTTAGTAATTACAAGTGGAATAGATATGAGTTTTAATATAGTTTATAGTGGAGATATATTATCTCAGGGTACAAATCCTGTAATTATAAATAGATTTAAATCATCATCGCAATCAAATCCTTCTATGACAATTCAACCTTTTCCTACTAGAAAAAAAATACTAAATACAACTGTTCCATATATTTCTAATATGAGACCAATACCAACTATGATAGATTTAAATCAATATATTTTACAAGATTATTGGAAATGGATTCCATCTGTTTGTAGAAGTAATAAAATAAATAATGTTAATAATGATGGTTCTAATCAGACAGGTTCTTATAAATATTATAATGTGCATAATCAAATATCAGGTTTTATACAACCGGTTGATGTTACAATAAATGTAGGATATATATTAATAAATACTAGATATCAACAAACGGGATATATAATAAAACCTTACCCATGTACAGGGAGTGCTTGTGTGTATAACAATAATTCTCCTATTATAGGTATTATAGGAGGATTAGATGTATCTCCTCCTATTAGTTCTGAACCATTTACACCTTTTTTAATCTTAGACCCAAAACCGCCTAACCCTACTGGTATATTGAATAGCCAGGAAACGCCATGGGAAGGACAAACTTTTGTTCAGGATGGAGGTGGTGATGCGTATGTTCAAATTTCTCCACCTATTAATTCTACTCCTTTTGTTTGGGGTGAAAATGCCAATGAAAACGGATGGAATTCTGGAAGTTTCATTGAATTATTTAAAGCAAAAGAAGAATACCCATCATTGACAACGCAAGAAGAGAGAATACGATGGAATCAATTATATAATTTAAAAGTTAAAGGAGTGAATTTACCTTATATAGATAGTTCATCACCTATTTGGTATAATAATCCCAACTATTTAGATATACCTGTTGCGCCAGTAAATGGAATAAAAGTAAATTGTGTAGAATTATGGCCTGCTGTTTTAAAAAATCAAGGAAATATAGTAAATGATTCTAGTAATTTAGTTACATTGATTTGGAATAGTTATTTTTTTGATCCTCAAACACAAGGTGATATTTGTTGGACGGTTACAAGAGAAAATATTGCTACAGGAGAAACCATTATATTATTAGATGAATCGCCTATTTCACCAATAAACAATGAATATATATTTAAAGATTCAAATGTGAAAATCTACGATAAGCTTTTTTATAAGGTTAATGGAGTATTTAAATGGCGACCTGACGAATCTAGTGATTATTTAACATTGTCAGTAAAAGGATTTACTACAAACACTGTTTTTGTATGTAAAAATAACAAATTTCAATATGGAAGATATAACACAACATCTACAAATTTAAAATTATATAGACCTCTTTTGATAAGGGAACAAGGAGGTCAATGTGACAACGATAATAATTGCGTTGGTGGAGCATGTAGGGGTCTTGTAAATGGAGAAATGCAGACAATTTATGTTCCGAATAGTAAAATTCAATCTAGTAATAATATATATGCGAATACATCTAATCAACTGACTCAGAAACAAATTTATGTTTTATTAGCAAACGCTAATTTTCGTCCTTTCCGATAATTAAAATAAAATATTAATAAAAAAATGTTTTTTATTTTAATTAATAATCATAATAGTTATTTAATCAAGAATTTCCAAATCTTTTACATGCCAATATTCACTGGCACCATTTGGTATAGGTCTTCTTATAATAAACGGAACTTTCCTTTCATTTAACTCCATTAAAGCTATAGTATGACCGTCTATAATACTTCTAGGCACATCAATAAATACAGCAGAGCCATGATTAATTTGTTTAGCTCTAAGACCGAGAATTCGTGCTTTCTCATAACATGTTAAGAAAGGTAAGGTTGTATGAAGTGGATCTATGATGGTTCCAGCGCTATTTCTAGTTACTTCTGCTAATGTTAAAAGTTCTTTATAATTAATTTGTTTTGTTTCTGGATGAAATGAAAGTAGAGTTTCTTTATTAATATCATGTTCTAGCTTAGCTAGATCTTCCAAATCGTCATCGTCCGAATCAGAGTCTTCTAAATTTTCTAATTCATCGGAATCAACGGGATCCTGAACGGTTAAAATCATTTTACTAGACTCTTCGGGTATATTTTTATTTTCGGGAATTTCTCCATCTTCTAGTGATTTTTCATCTTCTAATACTTCACCTTCTTCTATATCACTGTCTAGAAAGGTAGGTCCGCTGTCATCTTCTTCTGTATCTTCTTTTTCAGATAAAACGATACTATCTGTATCTCCTGATTCTTCTTGTTTTTTTAATTGTTTTTCTACGTCAACTTCTTCTAAAGTTTGAGGTGATGAATTCATTATAATTTAATAACAGATAAAACTTTATATATAGTTTTCAATTTTATTTATTTATGAATCCCATACTGTATCACAAACTGCGCATAAATAAACGTATTTCATATTTTTATCATCGTAACGAATATAAAGAATTTCTTTTTCTTCCTCTTTATAACTTTCTTTTTTTTCTTCTTCTATTGTTTTATTACTTCCACAATCAACATTTGGACAGTTTACAGTATTAATTCGCGGAAGTGTAGGGTCTAGTTTTGTATATTTATTAATTTTATTTTTATAATTGGCAGAAACTTCTACATCTGTTTTTGAAACATATAAATTATTTAAATTAGACACAAGAGATTTATCTTCGTGGCCGCAATTTCTACAGTAGTAAATTAGACCATCTTCTTCTGTTTCTTCATCTTTAATAAGTTTGAGGTAATACATGTTTCCACATTCAGTACAAAAATGCATTTGTTCTATACTATGAATACATAAATAAATATTTATTTCAATTTTACTTATATATTTTTAATAGCCTCTTTTATTTCATTATTTAGTTTATCATAGTTAATTGTACATGACATAGAATAAATAGAAATAGAAATAGATTTTTCTTTTGGTTCATTTTTTAAACAAGATTCTAGATATTCTAAAATTTCTTTTTGATTTTCTTTAATATATTTGTGATAAAATGGTAAAAAACTTCTACAATAATGATCTATATTTTTTGTTTTTAATGAATTCATAATTGCTATTTCTATATTTTTATATCTAATTATATTGTTGTAAGGTTTAAATGACGAATGAGTTTCTTTTATTCCTGGTTCATTTAAAAGTGGTTTATTGTGAAATAAAGTGACAAGTGTTAGTAATATACTTCGAATCGATTGACAAGATGTCCATCCCTCGCCTTTCCATGTATTTAAAACCGATAAACATACTTTTCCGTTTCTGTAGAGATTAGGATGAAATCTAGTATATCCATCATTTGTCATGTAGGTAAGTTTTGGCGGTTTAAAAGGATATTCAGGAGGGAATGAAAATCTAAAAAAATAAGCTCCGTACCTATATAAGGTGTCGGAAGGACCAAATACAACGGCATATCCCTGTAACATATTATTTTCATCATGTGCGTAGTAAATACCCTGATCAGTAAGAGGATTTTTAATTATTTCAATAATATCCTTTTGTAGTCGTTTGAGAGAAGTTTTCGTCATAGTAACTTTGTCGTCGTTGCTCATATATTTATTTAAATATTTAGAAATATTTAAATAATTTTAACATATCTATAGTTTTATCGAGTTAATACCACGTGAAATAACATAAAAGTAATTGAAAACGAAGGATATTAAAATTGATTTAAAAATCTCCCCCCTATATTAGAATTATAAATGACAGAAGCAAAAGTTCAAAACTATCAAAGTTTAGACCATTTGCTATCAGATAATAAAAGACAAGATGGCAAACCTTATACCCATACACGTATCGGAAACTATGACATGGGAATTCCGGGAGGTTCTTATACTATTCCAGATAATTTAATGCCTCAGTTTTATAAATTATACCATAAAAAGGTGTTTATTCGAAAGCATAAAGAATATTTGACAGAAGCACAAGATAAAGAAAAAGGAAATGCACTTTTGGTAGATATTGACATGAGGTTTTCCGTAAATACAACTGAAAGACAATATTCAATAAGTGAAATTTCGGATATTATACAATTATATGGTGAAAGTATGCAGGAACTTTTCATGTTTGAAGAAGAAATGAATATTCCTGTTTATATTTTTGAAAAAGACGATGTAGTTGTAAATAAAGAAAAAAACATTACTAAGGACGGATTACATCTTGTGTTTGGTATTCACATGACACATGCTCTTCAGCTTATTTTGAGAGATATTGTTATTCAAAAAGAACCTGACACAGAGATATTTGAAAATTTAGGATGTACCAATAATTTAGAGGATATTTTTGATGAATGTATTAGCACAGGAAAAAATAATTGGCAAGTATGGGGATCTAGAAAACCCGGTTTCGATGCTTATAAATTAACACAAAAGTGGGATTTAACAATTGATAACGACACTTTTGAATGCGAACCTGATTCTGATATGGTCATTTTTGACAAAAAAATAATTAAAAACTTACTACCCATTGTTAGTGCTAGAAATAAAAACTTTCAAAAAGCCCCAATTATTAAAGAAAAATACAAATCAATATTTGAAACAAAAATTACAGAAAAGAAAAAGAAAAAGAAAAAAGTAATTGTTAAAAATAGTATTTCCACGCTTAAAAATATTAAAAATATAGATAAAAATATTAATCTCGTTTTACCAACAAGTGTAGAAGCTCTAGATGAAATTATTCAATCAATTCATTCATCATTAGATATTAAAGACTACCATCTTAAGGAATTACATGAATTTGTAATGTTATTGGATGAAAGGTATTATGATCCTTTTCCAAAATGGATAGAAGTCGGATGGGCCCTTCACAATACGTCTGACTATATGTTTTGGTCATGGGTTAAATTTTCAAGTAAATCAGAAAAGTTTATATGGAGTAGTATCCCAGAAATGATTACTAGATGGAATACTGAAATGAAAAATGATGGAAAAACATGGCGTTCTATATATCACTGGATAAAGTTGGATTTCCCAGAAGAGTATCAGGAAATTCGTAAGAAAAATATTGACACATTTCTATGGGCCTCATTAACTACCCAAGGTGCAGATACGGATATAGCAATTCTATCCAAGCATCTATATAAAGGAGAATTTGCTTTTACTTCTTTTCAACCTAAACAATGGTTTAGATTTAATAGTCATCGATGGAAGGAAAATGACGGCGGTGTAACATTAAGACAAAGACTTTCTGCAGAACTAAATAAGCTATTTGTTTATGCTACAAGAGTAGAAAAAGATAAAGCTGTAGATGATCAATATACGGCTGATGAAAGAGAAGGTTATTTAAAAAATGCGCATATCTTTAATAAAATCGCACAGAATCTTAAAACAGCATCTAAGAAAAAGCAAATTATGGAGGAATGCTCAGAACAGTTTTATGATAAAAATCTTAAGCCGAATTTGGATGAAAGAAAACATCTTTTGGGATTTAAAAATGGAATATATGATTTAGATAAGGATGAGTTTAGAAATGGCGAACCAGAAGATTATGTTAGTTTTTCGACAAGAAATGATTTTATCCCTTTTGATGAAAATAATTCTGAACATATTGAAATTCAAAAAGAAATTAATGATTTTATGACACAGATATTTCCTGATACAGAACTTAAAAGATACATGTGGGAACACGCCGCATCTATTTTATACGGTGTCAATATTAATCAGAAATTTACAATTTATACGGGGTGTGGTTCTAACGGTAAGTCTGTTTGGGTAGATTTGTTAAATGGTATTTTGGGAGAATACGCAGATAAGTTAGATATTGCGCTTATGACTCAAAAAAGAGGAAAAGCTGGGGGTCCTTCACCTGAGATTACCAAATTAAAGGGTAAAAGATTTGTTTCAATGGATGAGCCTTCCGCTGGTGATCAGCTTAATGAGGGTATTATGAAACAATATACAGGTGGTGATGAAATTACCGGGAGAGAAATGTATGGTAGAAGGCCTATTAAGTTTAAGCCTCAATTTGAGTTGATTTGTTGTACAAATAGGTTGTTTGAGATTAATAGTACGGATAAAGGTACATGGAGACGTATTCGACAGGTTGACTTTAAAGCGGAATTTGTTGACGAAGAAGTTTATAAGGTAAAGGAAGAATTAGGACTGTGCGATGACCATAACAATCCTATTTATAAAAAGTTGGATCCTTCTATTATGAAAGATAAATTACAGAGATGGATTCCTATATTTACCCAACTTTTAATTCAAAAGTTTAAAGAAACGAAAGGACGCGTGAAAGATTGTAAGTCTGTATTGGAAGCATCTAACACATATAGAGAGAAGCAGGACTTTTATGAACAATTTTCCAAAGAAAAACTTGTCCGAGGAACAAATGATGATAAAATCAAAAAGACAGATATTAGAACTATTTTTGCGGAGTGGTATACTGAGAATATGCAAAAGAGACCTCCTAGGGCGCAAGATTTGTATGACTTTTTAGATAAGCGATTAGGGAAATACAGAAAACGTGGTTGGTGGGGGTGGAAGATTAAATATGAATCTACTCTTAGCGAGGATGAAGATGATGAGTCAATGTCTGATTAGGATAAAAAGATTTATAAAAAATATTTTTTCTTTTCTTATAATTTTGTTACAATATTAAATATCATAATAGTAAATTATTATTATGATATAGTTTAACGTATGCTTCTGCGGTTGCTTCTGCGTTTGCTTTTGCTTCTGCGTCTGCGTCTGCTTCTGCGTTTGCTTCTGCGTTTGCTTTTGCTTCTGCGTCTGCGTCTTTTACCTCCGATTAATTTTCTTGAATTTTTTTCACGTTTAATCGTAGGACGTTTTCTCGCTTTAGGTTTTGGCTGTGATTTTGATGTAGGTACATGAGTTTCTAATTGTCCCGAACCTCTGTTAAATACTCCACCAAATTCGTTTCCTAGTTCTTCATCCGCAAATGAATCGTAATCTACTTGTGACCAATCAATAGATTTCCCTCTTCCTCTTTTGCGACGTGTGCGACGCTTTCTACTACCTCCTTTGTTTGCTTTTGTTTCACTTCTGAGTCTGTTAGCATCTCTTTGTTTGATTTCAACACAATTTCCTTTTTCTGATTCAGAACCTCCTTCACAGACCCAATTAGGACCGTGTTGATTTCTACACCAAGAATCTCTTTCCTTCTGAGAAATATTAGTCGATGGGCATGAGTATGGATTTGCCATTATATATATATAATTAATAAAAAATAAAACGATATAATATATGAATTGTACTGTTTCGTGTATTTTAGCAGGAGCTTTTATTGCCGCGAGTGTTTTTGTTTGTTTTCGAGTAGATAAAAAAACGTTGAGTAACCCATTAATGAAATTATTAAACAGAGAAAATCAAAAAAGATACATGCGTCTTACAAATGAACGCAGAACCATTTATCTAAAAGGATTCGCATTAGGATTTATCGTTTCTGTAATATCTTTAGTTTTGCTAAATAAAAATAAGATGTTTAAATTAACAAAATTAACTAATATTTGTTTTATAGTAGCTGTATCTTTCAGTATCAATTACTTTTTTTATATTTTACATCCAAAGTCGGATTATATGGTAAATCATTTACAAACACAGGAAGAACGTTCATCATGGTTAAAAATATATAGAACAATGCAGTTTAACTATCATTTAGGATTTGTGTTAGGATTAATAGGAATGATATTTGTCGGAAACTCATTTTGTTAATTTTCTAGTTTGTCGCGCTCTGCTTTTCAAATATCGTCTAGTTTTTCGCCTTCCTCCTTTTTTATCTAAAGATATACATAATTTAATATAATCTACTATCTCTTTTTTTGACATATTTTTAAAGTCTTTTTTGGGTATGTATAATTCAATAGATTTCATATTTATATTGTTATATATAAAACAATATAAATTTAAACTACGACGATGAATTATTCAGGTTGATGTTTAAATGGTATGTTGCTTACCATGTTAAATAAGAAAAATACTGTTATAACAGTAGTTAAAAAAATTAAATAAATATTATCAATTACAAAATATCTAAATCTGCTCATAATAAAAACATAAAACCATGATAAAGTAAAAGGTGCTATGGCTAATACTAAAATATACGGATAGTATGTGGAATCATTATAAAGTTTTTTATATATCAACACGCCTATTATGATAATAAATAATGCCCAATAAGTATATTTTAAATATCGGATTACTGTTTTAATTGATTCTGATCTATTATTGTAAAAATATGCCAACCTATCATTTACATTGTTTTCCCCTTTTGTTTTTTCAATATTGTCATGTAACTTATTTAAATCTTTATTATAAGAATCGTATAAATATTCTACATTACTTTTATAAACATATTGTGTTTTATAATATCCTATTTGGCTTTCTAGTTTATCCAATATAGGTAAAACTAATTCATCCCAACCTTTTACTTCTGCCTCTGCTTCTTTTTTAAATTTAGTCTCTTGTATGTTTGATTGATAATAAGAAGCGCCATTTTTTTCTGTAATATAAAGTTTTTCTGCTAAATCAAATTCGGGTTGAGCGTTATGTAATTTATTTTTTGCTTTCATATAGTCATTTCTAAGTTTTTCTATTTTCTTTCTTTTTTGACAAGCGCTGTTACAAACACCTTCAGCATTCATCTTATCTACTAATTGCGACATACCCGCTAATTGTTTTACTAAAGCATTATTTGCTCCTCTATTCATATTTTAATATATAATATATAGAAAATTAAAATATGGAATGAAATGCTTCATGACCTTTAGGTTGAGAAGGATATACCATATTGGAAAAACTTTCACCAGAAGATTCTTCAGATATTTCTAATTTAGTTTTAGCTTGATCTTTGATGCCTATAAGTTTATTTTTTGCTTTTGAAAATTCATTAGAAACATTATCGCAAGCGCCTTCAAACATACTAGACCAATCCCATGATTTTTTACCACTCCCTCCTCCTACACATTCTCCCGCATCATTAGTTTTATTGCATCCATTTTTCCATTGGAATTTGTTCCAATAAAGATTTGTTCTAGACCAATTTCGTAGCATTCTTCCACTTATAGTAATAATAACTATAGCAACAATTAAACATATAGAACCTACACCAATAGAAGCAGGGAACCATGGTTGTGTCATTAAAAGAACAATAATTAAAACTCCTAAAGCCCCATAAGCAATAATTTTAAAAATATTTTTATGAGACGTGTATCTATCATATTCATATTCTCCTAATTCAACAATACGTTTTTTATTTCTTTTTTCTTGTTTTAAAACTTTTAATTGGTTTTTAGCATTTTGTAATTCGTTTTCCACAACTTTTGTCATAGTAATTTGATCTGCTAAATTACTTCTATTTGATGAGGTTTGTTGCTGTGTATCTGTATACATATTTTTTAGTTGGCCAAAAAGTGATAAACGCATAGTGCTTAATTCATCCAGTCTAGTTTGTATTGCTTCGCTCTCTTGAATAGAATCAGGAGAAGATTTGTTTAAGGCTTGTAAATTATTAAACATATATTTTTCAATATCCTGTAAGTCTTGTATGTTTTTTATGGTCGTCTGATGTTTTGTATTTAATTGAGACGAATGATCTTTATTGAATTGATCTCTTTGTTCTGTTGTTAAAGATGCCGCATCTGCCATTATATATATATTAACAAATTATAAAAATTATTTTCTCATTCTTTCGATAGACAATAAAATTAGTAAAGTTGCTAAACTACCCCACAATAATAACTTCATAGAACTACTTTTTTCTTTTAAAAATATATCTTCTAATTGCCCATCTATAGTTCCATTTGTTTTTCCTGAACTATCTAAAATTTCTGAATAAATATTTCCATACATTGCTAATTGGTTTTTTAAATTTCTTTCTTCATCGGATAATTTAGTATTAATCTCCGAATTAACACCTTTTAATGAATTTATTTTTTCGAATATTTCTTTTGCCAGTGTTATTAATTCTTCATTTTCAGTTGTTAATTTTTCATAGCTTTGCCACATATTTTCATTTGTTTGTGGTGAAGCTATAGGTGCTTGATAACATGCCACTTTAGTATAACCTCCCTGTCCTGGAGCATAACCGAAAGCACTAGGAGCATCGTCGCAAGTTTTAATAGTTTTTTGTCTAATCATCGCACTGGGAGGACCGCCAGCACCTCCTCCGCAATCACAACAACCTTTTTTTATAGTAACGTTATTATTATCGGCATAATCCATACCATTCACGATAGAATCTTTACCGGGCAAGATATTTCCGTTTAAACATTTATCTTTAGTTATTGAATCGCAGTCGGCTTGTCCTATTCTAGATTTACCAAACATATTTTTACATTTTGATACATAAGGTCCTTTTAAATCGCATCCCGCTTTACATGCTTCTCTTTTAAAACTATAAGCTGATGATCCTGATGGATATGTTGTTAAACAATCTGATTTACATTTACTTACTTGTTTAATAGCTGCGTAATAAGTTTCCATAAAAGATTTGTAATTTCTTGAATAATCCGATAATTTTTTTTGGTACTTGCTTTCTAAACTAGATAAAACATTTAATTCTGTTTTAGTTACTTCATCTAATTTTGATGTGTCAAAACCTTCTATCAAAGACGATTTCTTTTTTAAGTTATTTAATACAGAACGCCTGTGATTTAATAATTGCATTCCCTGTTGTAATTCTCCAATAGCAGCTTTTTGGGATACATTAACAGAAGGTTGATTTTGAAATGCATTTGTTATACTATCTAAAAATTCGCTAAAAACCATTTTATCTAATATATAGAGATAAAAAAGTTAGTCTCTCATATTACGAATTGCCGTTGCAATAAAAGCACAACCTACTACAACCCATATAAGATGGTGAAATTGTATAGCAGACGAATCTAAATACTGATCATTAGCTTCTGCTTTTAAAGTTTCATTTGCTGTTTTTAAACTATCTACTTTTTTTTTCATTTTATTTAATTCATTGTATGTATCTAATAATTTTTTTTTCTCTCCATCAACTTTATCTTCTAAAGTTTTATCTTTTGTAGCTAAATTTTGAACATTTGTATGCATAGTTTTAACAATATTCATTAAATCATTATTTAATTTTTGAAGTTTATCATAATTTTCAGAATCTAAACTCATTACTTCACATTTATCATCTGAACCATAAGAGTTTCCTGTAGGAATAGCATCAAATTGAATATCTGATACAGTTACAGTGCTGTCTGGACAACTAGTGTGTTTGTTTCTAAAGTCGTTATGTAAATGTTTATAACCCTGATTATCTACCCATGCGGTTGCTTTACCTGTTGTAGCATTATACCCTCCACTTCTACACATTTCTCCTATTCCCATAGGAGTTCCTCTAGATAATCGTGCCATTTCCTCATCAGTGATATTTTTAGTAGAAGTAGAGGGACATGTAGATTGATCTCGTCCATCCCATGCAGAATCAGAAAATTGTCTAGATACTCCCATATTATTTATATAGTAATAATCGTTGTTATATTTTACTAGTTGATTTTTGAAACTAACATTTACCGAACTTTGTCTAGAAGCCAATTCTTCTAAATATTTTTTATAAATATTCGTGTATGTTACAATTTTTTCATTAAATTCTCCTTCTAACTGAGCAAGTTGTTGCTTTTCATTATCATTTTGAGCTTCTACAGGATTTAGAGATACGTCAGGTGGTCCTGATTGCATACCTTCTTTTACCGATGAATAGCTTTCAAAATTCAAATTATTCATGATATTAAGTTTTCCCACAGATATTAATGCTAAATTAGAGTCTTTTACTTTTTTTTTTAGTTTTTTTTGATATTGATTAAATTGTTCTCCTTGTTTTAAAGTTTTAAACATTATATATAAACTAATACTAGAAAACAATTATTGCTGTATGTACAATTATTGTTTTAATTGTTTATAAATAAAAAAAGTTGAGGTAAAAAATGCTATGCTATAAAATGATAAAAAAACTAAACTTTCACTATATTCATTAAACTTATCTTTTTTTAAGGGTTTTGATGCTACATTGTTTCCATATGTTGATTGTAATTTTACTTTATTAGCGTCATATTTATTTTTTACACCTTTAATTTGTTTATCTTTTGAATTAAGATGTGTGTTTGTAGCAACTACTGTCCCCTTCATGGTTGCTTCTAAAACTTTAATATCTCTATAAGTACCTACAGCTGCCTGATGAGCGCGATTTCTAGGTTCTCTATCAATATTAAGTTTATAGTTAGGATAAGCTGCTTTATATTGATCTTTTGCATTTTTCCATTTAAATTTTAATACATTTAATTTTTGTTCGAAATTATCAGGAGATGTCATATTTATACTATATTGATACTTTTTTTATAGACATAGACGATAATATTTGGTTGTTAGAGACGTTGGGCTAGATCTAATTATTTCTACAACTTCTCCAGGTCTTACTCCAATAATTACAGCTACAGGATCAAACCGTGAAATGTTTGGAAACTGTGATTCTTGTAAAATATTATATTCTTTCATTATATCATCTTTTTCATTTTGACTCAATACTCTGTGGGGAGGGACTAAATTATTGTCTAAAATATTATATTGAAAATCGTTTAAATTAAATATATTAACGTAAAAATCTTCTTTTTTAAAAGTAATATCTATTAATTTTCGCAGATTATCTGAAAGTTTATCTTTACCAATAATAACTAAATCATCTGTATTATCAATTATTTCTTCTATATTAAATAAATCTTCAACGTAGTCATATACATGAGCCGGTCTTATCTTGGTAATTAAATGATATTTATAATAGATTTTTTTTCCTGTTTCATTATGTGTTAAAAGCATATCTAACTGTTTATTAGAATAGAGAATCATGATTTCATTAATACTAAAATTCTTATAATTATCAATATTGTATCCGCGTCTTTCTACTTGATCTAAAATAATTTTTCTAGATGCGAAAATTTTTGCAATTGTTTGACTGTTTTGATTTTTTTGACTCATTTTATAATACTATTAGATTGATTTTATATAATTTTCAATTTTATCTAAATTATATAAAATTTATGTAATTATTTTTTTCTTATCGCCGCTCTCTCCGTCTTCGTTATCATCTTCGCCATCATTTTCTTCAATCGTTGATAATTTATCTAAACCTTCTGTATTTTTTTTATTAATACTACTAACACTTTTTAGTATTTTTTCATTTTCCTGATTTTTTTCGGTTTCGGGTAAATCTAAATCTTCTCCGTCATTTACTTTTGGAGATTCTACTCCTTGTTTAGTTATTGTTTCTTGTGTTTCAGGTGGGGTATAGGCAGGATAATCAGGAGATTTAGGTGCTTCAGTAGGCGAGTCTTCTGGACCATAATCAGGAGATACTGGAACATATCCGTCTGAGTTTGGATGGAATTCTGGAGAGGGTGTTGTAGGTTCATAATTTGCCTGAGGCGATGTAGGAGCATAAGCAGCTTGAGGAGAATCTATGTCGTATTTGCTTAGTTCGTATTCTTCAGCGTATCTTATTTCTCCATCTCCTGATCTAAGTAAATATTCGACAATCATATCTTCTCCGTCTATTTCTACTTTTTCAACACTCCATATAATAGATTTCATTGTAGGGTCTTCAGGATTACTAAGTACAACCATATCTCCTTTTTCAAATTTCGACCATTTTGTCGATGGGGATGCTTGTTGCATCTGATTTGGCATTTGTTGCCATTCTCCTTCATTGCTTGTTCCTATTTGCCAGTTTGCGTCAACAGTAAACGGATCCATGCTTGATCTGCCATAATTTACATCATCGGGGGAATCAGGCGAATCAGGGGTTTTTATTTTTTTAGCATTATCCTGAATATTATATTGTTGTAATAATTCACCTACCTCTTTAAAACTATCTAACCCTGTTAATTTTACTAAATCGTCTCCTTTTGTTAATGACATAAGCTGATCTACATTATCTTCCGTTACAAGTCTCATTTGAATATTCATAGCTTGTAATTCTTGCATTAAAAGTTTAAAAGAATATGGAACTCTAACTATACTGAAATCTCTACCATATTTACTTACATTTACTACATTTAATTCATTGTTAATATTTCCTACAAACTTCAATGGGCCATCTGCCATAGGGCTTAAAAATATGTTTTTTGATTCATTGTATATCGCTACACAACCAGTTTTATTACATACAGCCATATAGTATTCATCACCCCTTATCATCATAGATTCATTAATAAATTGCGACATACCATGCGCAATTAAACAATCTCGGTCCATTTCTCCTATGCGTAAACCGCCATCGTTTGCTCTACCTTGAACAGTTTGACGAGTTAAAACGGTTCTTGGACCTCTAGCGCGATAATTGATTTTATCTTTAGGCATATGTTTTAATCTTAGGTAATATGTTGGTCCGAAATAAATTTCCGTTTCTAATTGTTCGCCAGTCATACCATTATATAAAATTTCACATCCACTAGAATGAAATCCAGATTGTGTAAGCATTTTACCATATTGTTCGTGTTTGGGTCCTTTATTTTCAAAAGCTGTACAATCTCCAAATCCTCCATAAAAAACACCTGTTTTACTAGTGATAGTTTCTACAAGGTGACCTATTGTCATTCTAGAAGGCATTGCGTGAGGATTAACAATTATATCTGGTCTAATACCATCTGCCGTACAGGGCATATCTTGTTCAGGCAAAATAATACCTATTGTCCCTTTTTGTCCTGCGCGAGAGCAGAATTTATCTCCTATTCTAGGAATACGTTCAGATCGAATTCTTACTTTGGCAATACGTTTTCCTTCTTCTCCTTTTGTAATAAAAGATTTATCCACAACTCCTACCTGACCTTTTTTTGTTCCTTTTGAGTTATCTACATAGGTCCCTAATGATGTTACACTATTAGAACCTTTGCCAATTAAAATTGTTTTTTCTGTAACTACGCTATTTTCTTTAATAATACCTGTTTTTTTATCTAATTGGCTGTAATCATAGCCCGCTTTTTTTCCTATTACATTATTTTCTTCTACATTCATAAATTTAGATTCTACACTTAAATTTCCTATTTTTTCTATTTCTTCATGATCTTCGTACATATTAAAATAAGTCGTTCTAAAAATACCTCTTTTTAAGGATGCTTCATTAAAAATAACAGCATCTTCCACATTATAACCTGAATAGCACATAATAGCTACAATGGCATTTTCACCATATGGATGTTCTTCTTTTGTAGCATACTTTAAATATCTAGATTTTGTTAAAGGAATTTGACCAGTGTTTAATACATATGCTGTTTTATCTAATCTTAACTGATAGTTAGATGTATAAAGAGAAACACCCTGTTTAGCTTGACCACACGAGAAAGCGTCACGAGGATAAGGGTTATTATGTGGGAAAATAATTTGATTGGCCATAAGTCCTAATATTAAAGATGGATGGATTTCGCAATGGGTTATTCTTTTTTTATGATAATTTTCACGTTTATCTTCTGAATGAGCCAGCATTATTGTTTCTGCTTCCTGTGTATCTAAATACTCTACAACAGCCGCATTATTAACAAGAGATTCTAAAGAAGTTTGTGTTATATTAATTTTACAATTTTCTTCTAATACATCTCGTCTTTTTCCAAATCCTTTTGTTATATTTCTCCATGATATGTTATCAACATACGCTTGTTGGACATTTTCTCTTTCATAACTTATTTGATTATTCATCATGTAATAAAGAGGTCTTACAGGTCTTCCGCCGTCACTACTAATTATAATTTCATTTCTAGAAATATTAAAAGCAATACTAGTAAAAATATCTAACATACCATTTCTTCTGTGCATTTTCATAATATTTGTAATTTCTATAGGATTATGAGTGCATCCGATCCATCCTCCATTAACAAATACTTTAGTGGCTTTTGAAAGATAAACTAAAGAACATTCTTCTAATAATTTTATTCCTCCTCCTATTTTTCTTAAATAATTAATATAAGGTTTTCCAGAGCAACCGCTCGTAATATGTGTAGAGGTAGAAAGATGTTTATGTAATCCAACATTTCCGCCATCAGGGGAATGTAAAGGACATAATAGACCATATTGAGAACCATGTAAAAGACGTGGCGCAATTATTTTTGCTCCATCAGAACCTATGTGTAAATTTGTTTTTCTTAATTGACATAAAAATCCAAAAAAAGATAAACGGTTAAGATCTTGAACAACTCCTGGTTTTTTTGTATGAGCCACTGAACCCCAATCACCCTTAAAGGCTTTTTTAAACCCGGTTTCTACTATTCTATCCTGAAAAAAAGCTACTTTATTTGCTACAATTAAATTTACAAAATCTCTTCCGTTATAAGATGTTTGATTGTGTTTGTAGAAATATTCTTTATCTATTTTTAAATAAATATTATCTTGTTGAAGTTTGTAGTATTCTCTAAATAATTTTTTCAATAAAAGCCCTGATACTTCAATACGTTTATAAGCATAACTATCTCTATCTGTAGGTTTTTCTGAACCAATAGAAACATCTAAAAGTCTTTTCACAATATATCCTAAATAAAGAGCTTTTGCTTTAAAATTTAATTCGCCAATATGAGGTAATAAATAATTCATTAAAATTTGAAGAACGTGGTTTATAGTTTTACCTTTTGTTAATGTTGCTATATATTGTAAAGCAGTTGCTCTCGTAAATATATTACCGGCGTCATGAACACTAGGTATAAATAAATCAATATAGTTGTCATATTTTTCCGTATCTAAAAGACAGGTTTGGATAATTTCACGATCTGATATTATACCTAAAGCCCTCATTACAATAAAAAGAGGGACTGGTTTTCTTACTTGTGGTATATTAACAACTATTTGATTATTACTCATTGATGGTTGTTCTCCTACTACTCTAACAGATAGAGTTCTTATAGGTTTAGAAGCATCTTCAGAAACAGAACGAATTTCAGCGGCATATGAATAAAGTTCATTAATATCTTTTAAAACATAAAGCATATTATCTGCGCGCCCTTCTTGTGAAACAATGGCTTTTTCTTTTCCGTCTATAATAAAATAACCGCCCGGATCATTTCTACATTCTCCCATATTAAATCTAGCTTCAGGGGCCAATGATTTCAATAAACACATATTTGATTGAAGCATAATAGGAAATCGACCCATATATATTTTTTCTAATTGAATAGTTTCTTCATAAACATTAAATTTATTTTTGCCGGTGCTTCCATCTTCTTTATCTAAAAGTATTTTAAATTTAACATCTACGTCATAATGTATAGTAAATCCGTATGTCATATTTCTTAATCTAGCTTCATTCGGATACATATAATGTTCCCGTTCCATTCCTGTTTCTACCGAGTCATAAATAATAGGTTTGCCATAGTATATTTTATCACTATTTATACCACCTAAATATAATTCACATTCGTATTTATATAATTGGGTTTCTTTATCTAGTTCTTTAAAAAATCGAATAGGATTTCTATCTCTAAAAATTTCCTGAATACCTTTTGAAAAAAACATATTATATGAATCAATATGGTGTTTGACAATAATATCAGGATTGTCTACAAAAAATTTATCTATAGTTTTCCATGAAATATCACTAGGATTCATATATAATATAACATCATCATTTTTTTTAAAACTTATTTTTAAACATAAAATATAATTATTTATTTTATCTTTTTGAAAATTAAATGTAATTTTAAAATTTACTGATGTTTAAGTGCTACTATAACTAATCCAATAAGAACAAACATGGCAATAAAAGGTAATAATACTAAAAGCCAAGAAACTTTACCGTATCCTTTTTTACATAAAATATTTAACATATAAGTCCATCCTAAAATATAAAGAGCTTTAAATACAAAATAAATGGCGTTATTTACGGGCGTTTCTGCTTTCATAAGTCCGCACATATAAACATTGGGATTTCCGATATTTTGATAACACATACCTAAAACACTTAATATAGATAAT